GATAAGAGAGCCTATAAGATTGATGTATTGCATGATGTGGACGGCGATATTATCTACAATTATGAGAACTACCCATCTTTCCCTGTCGTTCCTCTGTGGGGCAATACAAAGCATTTAAGCGAACTACACGGCAGACGTGATGAAATAGATGCTTACGACTTAATCCGTTCTGGTTTCGCTAATGATTTGGACGATGCATCAATGATTTATTGGACAATCAAAAATGCAGGTGGCATGGACGATGTAGACTTGGCTCAATTTGTACAACGCATGAAAACCGTCAAGGCATATGCTTTTGATGATGATGAACAGGCAGAAGCACATACAACAGAGGTGCCTTATCAGTCAAGGGTTGCATATTTGGATAGATTGGAGAATGATTTATACAATGATTTCATGGCATTAAATATGTCGCAGATTTCGTCCAACGTTACTGCAACTGCAATCAAGGCTTCATATGGACCACTAGATAATAAAACGGATTCGTTTGAATATTGTGTAAGCACATTCATTAAACAGCTTCTGCATTTAATCAGTGTAGAAGATACACCTAAATTTACACGTTCTAGGATTATCAATCAGCAGGAAGAAACCCAGATGGTTCTATCATGTGCACAGTATCTTGATACAAAAACAATCTTGACTCATTTACCGTTCTTATCTAATGATGAAATCGAGCCTATTTTAGATGCATTGACAAGAGACGAGTCGGACAGATTTGTTACACCAGAAGAACCAAAGGAACCAGAAGAACCAACTGAACCAATTGAACCAACTGAACCTAAAGAACCTGTTGAGGAGTGATGATAAATGCCAGATAAAGCCCACAAGTGGACTGACAAACAGATAAAGGAACTAGAAAAGAAGATTGGGAAGTATTATGCAGTAGCATGGCTTAGTTGTTGTGTCGATTGGGATAAATATATCGACGATATGGAACCAGAAGCAGAAGCACTGATAAAAGATAAGGAAGATGCTAAAAAGGTAGGAGATAAGATTTTGATTGAAAAGACAACCAAGGCATATGAAAGCTATCTCTTAAGCAAGACAATATTAAGCGACAGATATAAGAAGATGCTCGATAAGGTAGCAAGAAAGATAGCTGATGTTAATAAAGGTGCGTTGGATATTGTCAATGGGTTTGTAGGGAAGATATATACAAAGAATTACAATTTCATTGGCAAGAATACAATCAAGGATTTCAAGATAGGTGGCATCAAGTTTGATTTGATTGATGAAAATGTTATCAATAATCTAATCAAGAATGCAGATAAATCTTTTCTGCCATTAGTAAAGGATTTGGATATTGATAAAGATGTGAGATGGAATATCAAGGCTATCAATTCACAGCTGTTGCAGTCAATCAAAAAGGGTGAACACCCTAAAGAATTGGCTAAAAGATTACAAACCATTAGCACAATGGACAGGAAATCAGCAGTAAGGAATGCTCGTACAATGATTACATACGCCCAAAATAAAGGGCGATTAGATGCAATACAAAAGATTGATAAAGATAATGATGTAGTGTGCACCAAAGTATGGGTTGCAACGGCAGATGATAGGACCAGAGAAAGCCATTTAGAATTAGATGGCGAAGAAGTGTTAGTAGATGAACACTTTTCAAATGGTTTGATGTGTCCTGCTGACCCAACAGGAGAGCCAGAAGAAGTTTATAACTGCCGATGTACAATTTTAAGACATATCTATACCAAAGAAGAATGGGAGGAAATGGACAGATGATGGATATTAAAATTACAGATAATATCGATGCTTGCAAACAAGAGATATTTGGCAAGTTAAATCTAGGTATGCAGGCAGTTGCTAATGAGGTTGAAAACAACGCTAAGAATCTATGTCCTGTTGATACAGGAAACCTAAGAAATTCAATCACAACCGAGATAACAGATGAGGGAGACGACAAGGTGTTGTATGTAGGTACCAACGTAGAATATGGCAAATATGTTGAATTTGATGATAGTAAGAGCCACCCATCTGGACAGGCACACTTCTTAAGAGACTCGGTGGCTACACATCTTGTCGAATATAAAGACAAATTAGAATCTTTTATGAAATAAGTGTTGCATTGCTTCACCAAGATGATATAATGTAATTGTACCGAATAGGTACGACACTACGGTGCTTTCTTTTGTGGCTTTTGGTTTCAATCAATCAAACATCTCTTTAAGGGAAATTGTGCAATATTGTTACAGATATTGCACTTTTTCCTTTTTTTGCTATAATTTATTTATAGTGTGGTTGTTTTTTTGCTAAGGAAACTGCAACCGAAGAAAAGGAGATAAAACGAATGGCACTAACAAGAAAATTTTTATCTGCTCTAGGCATTGAGCAGGACAAAATCGATGAAATTATCGAATCACATGCCGAGACTGTAAACGGCTTGAAAAATAAAATCGCTATTTACAAAGAAGATAGTGATAAGCTAGAAAAAGTTGAAAAAGAATTAAATGATTTAAAGGAATCAGTAGCAAAGAATGGCGACGACCCTTATAAATCAAAATATGAAGATACGTTAAAAGAATTTAACGACTTTAAGGAGCAGGTCAATAATGCTAAAGTAACTGCATCAAAGACAGATGCTTATAGGAAATTATTGGAAGATGCTGGCGTTTCTGCAAAGCGTATTGATTCGGTGTTAAGAGTCACTGACTTAGAAAAGCTAGAATTAACCGATGATGGCAAATTAAAGGATTCTGATAAACTCACAGAATCAATCAAAATGGAATGGAGCGATTTCATTGTCGCTACCGAGACAAAGGGTGCTAACACATCTACACCTCCAACAAATGCTGGTGGTGGTTCTACCATGACATTAGAAGATTTTTATAAAATCAAAGATAGAGGTGAAAGAGTCAAAGTTTTAGCAGAGCACCCAGAATTATTTAACAAAGGAGAATAATTATGGCAGGTTTAATTACTAAAGCTGATTTACGAGTAGTTCGTGAACAGGAATTTGTTTTAACATTTCAAGAGACTTTAAAGAAATTAACAGAAGCATTAGCCTTAACAAGAAAGGTTGAAAAACAGGCTGGCACTACTTTATACACTTATAAAGTTACAGGTACTTTAGAAGATGGTGAAGTAGAAGAGGGCGAAGTAATCCCATTATCTAAATATCAGACAGTTAAAACACCTGTTGGAGAAATCACTATCAAAAAGTGGAGAAAAGGAACTACTTATGAAACTATTGTAGAACGTGGTTTCAATCAGGCTGTATTAGATACCAATGCACAGATGTCAAAAGACATTGCAAAAGGCATCAGAAAAGATTTCTTTGATTTATTAAAGAGAGGTTCAACTGCTGTAACTGGTACTACTTTCCAGAGCGTTTTAGCAGGAATCTGGGGAAAATTAGCTGTATTATTTGAAGATGATGATGTTAATACCATCTACTTCATGAACCCTCTTGATATTGCTGAATATTTAGCTAGTGCTAATGTAACTATTCAGACAGCTTTTGGGTTATCTTATATCGAAAATTTCTTAGGATTAGGTACAGTTGTATTAAATTCTTCTGTTGAAAAAGGAAAGATTTATGGTACTGCATCTGATAACATCATCTTATATTACGTTGCTGTTAATGGTGCAGACACAGGAAATGCTTTCAACTTTACAACAGATGAAACAGGGTACATTGGTATTCATGAAGAACCAAACTACGATAACTTAACAGACCTTGTTACTGCTGTATCTGGTGTAGCGTTCTTCCCAGAACAGCTAGGTGGTATCGTTGTTGGTACTATTACAGGTGCCTAATGTACATAACAGTTAAGTTATTTACAGATTTACAGGACGATAATTGGCTTTATAACGTTGGTGATGTTTATCCTCGAAAGGGGCTGAACGTCACCGAAAGCCGTATCAAAGAATTATCAAGTTCAAACAACCGACAGGGAAAACCACTGATTAAATTAGTTGAAGAACCTAATTTGAAGCCTAATCTAGAACCAAACCTAGAACCTAATCTAGAGCCTAAGAAAGATTTAAGTAATTTAAATAAAGTACAGTTGATGAAGATTGCCAAAGAAAAAGGATTGAATGTTAAACAGTCAATGAATAAAGATACACTTTTAGAAAAATTGAATAGTCTATAAAAAGGAGGGTACAAAGTGCTTACCGAGATTTGTCAGTATCTGCATAATTGGTTCATCAAAGATAGAACCGATATTCATTTAGATACATTTAAAATTGAAAATGGGGCAGTTGTGCCCTCTTTTGAAATCAAAACAGGACAGTATTTTAGAATCGTAGGAAGTACATTTAATGATGGAGTTTATAAGTTCCCTACAGATGATTTAGAAGATGAAGTTTTTGATGGTGCTGTATGGACTATGCATGTACCACCACAGTTGATTATGTTATCAGAGGAAATTCAAGGTTGGACAGATACCAATAGTTCTAACACTGATAATATCTATGAATCAGAATCGTTTGGAGGATATACATATAAACTTAAGACAGGTGCAAATGGTGGCAATTATACATGGAAAGATGCGTTTAGGAGTGAATTAAAGGCGTACAAGAAATTATGAGTCTGTTAGATGTAGTTATGGAGCCTTTTACCATCATGAACCGAATCAATGTCAATGATAAATATGGTGGTACCTCTACCGAATATATCAATGGTGCAGTGATTGAGGGCGTGGCAGTAAAAGGAAACGCAATCAGTAACATTGTTGCACAGGCTAGTGGCTTATCAGTCACTTACAATTTTACAACAAGAAAGAAATACACTCTTAATTTCCATGATATAATCAAAAGAAATCGTGATGGCAAGATATTCAGAGTCACAGGAAATACCGACGATACAACGCCACCAAAGATTTCTAAATTGGATATGCGAGCCACCACATTAGAAGAATGGAGCATACCTAATGAATAATGATATTGCTGATAAAGTAAGTGCTTTACAGACATTTTGGAGTTCTTATGATATCAGTGCATATCCATCAATAAATGTACCAGAAAAGGCTCGTAGCGACCTTTTAAAGAAAGGTGTGCCTTATATAACCTATGATATTGTTATGGGCTTATTTGACCAATTATGTTATATGACAGGGCAGATACATTACAATGTAATGCTTACAGGCATAGGTCCATTAGTCGAAAAGCAACAGTCCATTGTTGATGATTTAAAAAGAGGTGGTACAACCGTACCATACAAAGATGGAATAATGATTGTTAATCTGTCGTCACCTGCTGTACAGCTAATGACGGAAGAAAATGATGCCATTAAGAAAGCAATTATAAATATCGTAGTAGAATTTACAGATTAAAGGAGCAAATTAAATGAAGAAATATTCAGTTATTCCTACCGATACATTTAAAGAGTTAGTCATGAATGCTGGTGTTCTGTGTACTGCATTTGACCCAGCAACAGGAAGCGTCCGTAATGAAGATATTGTTGGTGCAACATCTGGTGGAAACACATTTGAAGCAAAGCCTAATTTTAGTGATTTGGGAGATGATATTGACAACTGCCCTAAAAACACTATGGAATTAAAACAGATTGATGATGAAGAAGTAAGTATCAGTGGTTCGATGGTTACTGTTAACGCTAACCTTTTAAACAGTTTGATGGTAAGTACAACATCTACTGTTGAAGCCGGTGTAACACATATTGTGCCTAAAACAGAACTATCAGCAAATAATTTCAAAACATTATGGTGGATTGGTGATTATTCAGATAAGAATACAGGAGAAGATGCAGGCTTCTTAGCCATCAAGGTTAAAAATGCCTTATCAACAGGTGGCTTTAAAGTTAAATCAGATGATAAGAAGAAAGCAACATTTGATTATGAATATACTGCACATTATTCAATCGAGAACCCAGAAGAAGTACCATATGAAATTTATTTAAAAACAGGAGGTGAATAATAATGAAACCATTATCAGAATATAAGGACGATGAATGTTTTGATTTGTTAGACAGAATTTTGGACCCTGTTAATGAAATCATGTCAGATAAGGAAATGTCAAAAGTCTATGATGAAAAAGGAAAATTTGGTGTTATTCGCCTTATCATCAAAAAGCATCGAGAAAACATTGTGTATATCTTGGCTACGTTGAATGGCGTAGAAGTTAAAGATTATCATTACACTTTTAAATCAATTCTCGATGATATTACAGCACTTTCTAATGATGAAATCTTCACAGATTTTTATCAGTCGCTAATGACAAGCGTTCCTGTGCAGTCTATCGAGCAGAATATTACAACGTTGAGAGACTTGGAAAGCCAAAGCAATTCATAAATTATGTCCTGTATAAAGTGTCAGAACATGAAAAAGAGATAGCATATCGTTCTTATAGTTGCGATATGCTATTGGCTATTTTAGGGTCATTAGTTGGCGATAACGTAAAACAGGTAAAGAGATATTATGATTTAATCAATGATGAACCAAAAGAAGAAAAGAGTGCCGAAGAATTAGTGGCAGAATTTAGCAAAAAGACAGGAATTGAGGTGATTTAATGAATGCTTTTGATGTGTGGGCTTCTTTGAAATTAAACACAAGAGAATTTGATAATGGTTTAAGCACTGCAAAAAGCAATGCTGAAACATCAAGCAGTGGCATGGCTAACTCTTTTAAAAAAATCGGTTCTGTTATTGCAGTTGCGTTTTCTGTTGCTAAAATCGTTTCTTTTGGAAAGGAATGTTTAGATGCGTATGGCGTACAGGCAGAACAGGAGAAAAAGCTAGAGGTTGTAATGAAACAGCGTATGGGTGCCACTGATAAAGGCATTCAGTCTGTAAAGGACTATGCAAGCCAATTACAGAAGATTGGTGTTGTTGGTGATGAAGTGCAGTTGGCAGGTGCTCAACAGGTTGCTACATTCTTAAAAAGCGAGAAATCAGTTAAAACATTGATGCCAGCATTGAATAACTTGGCAGTTCAGCAGAAAGGTGTAAATGTTACCACAGGAGACATGGTTAACTACGGTAATATGTTCGGAAAGGTCATGCAGGGGCAAACATCAGCGCTTAAACGTGTTGGTATTACCTTTGATGCACACCAAGAAAAACTTCTAAAGACAGGTACAGAACAACAGAGAGCATCTACATTAGCCCAGATTATCACAAAAAATGTTGGTAACATGAATGAAGCATTTGCAAAGACAGATGCTGGTAAAATCCAACAGGCAAAGAACACAATCGGTGATTTAAAGGAACAGATTGGGGCTAAATTACAGCCAGCTATCGCTAATGCGTATCAGTTAGGTGCAAAGGTGATGGAATTTATTACCAATAATGTGTTGCCTGCTGTTGATAAAATAAGTCAAGCTGTGGGTCCTACAATCTCAAGTGCGTTCAATACATTAAGTTCTACCGTTATGGGAGTTATTAATGCAGTAAAGCCTGTTATTGAGGGAATCTTTAATTTTATCTCACAGCATTCAACAATCTTTAGCATTATCGCTAGTGCTATTGGTGGTATCGCTGTTGCAGTTGGTGTTGTGTTGCCTATCATTACAGGAGTTGTAGGTACTATCGTTGGTATCGGTACTGCTATCATGACTGCATTTTCTGGTGTTAGCACCGTTATTGGTGGAATTGGAGCTGTTATTGGACTTTTAGGTGGTCCTGTAACCGTTATTATCGGAATCATTGGGGCATTGGTTGGTGTTGTCATGTATTTGTGGAATACCAATAAAGGTTTCAGAAGTGCTGTAATTTCTATTTGGAATGGCATCAAGACAGCTATTACAACTGTAGTACATGCTATTGCACCTGTTGTTAAATCGGTTTTCAATGGCATCAAAACTACTGTGACTACAATTTTCAATGCAATTAAGACAGTTGCTACCGTTGTATGGACGGCCATCAAGGTTGCTATCACAGTTGTTGTTACTGTTATTTCAACCGTGGTGCGTACATATTTCACCGTTGTAAAAACTGTTGTTACAACTATTTTCAATGCTATCAAGTCGGTTGCTTCGACAGTATGGAATGGCATTAAAACCGTCGTATTGACTGTTGTAAAGGCGTTATCAAATGGCGTTAAAAGTGGCTTTAATGCGATCAAATCGGTCGCTACAACCATTTTTGGAGCATTAAAGAGTATTCTCGTTAAGCCATTTCAAACTGCTTGGAGCGTCATCAGTGGTGTTGTCAGCAAAATCAAGGGTGCATTCAACTTTCATTGGTCACTACCACACTTGAGCTTGCCACATATTTCAGTAACGGGTGGTAAACCACCGTTTGGAATAATGGGTAAAGGTTCATTGCCTAAATTCAGCATTCAATGGTATAAAAAAGCCATGGACAATCCTTACATGTTCAGTGGTGCTACGTTATTCGGTGCTGGTGAGGCTGGCGATGAAATCATGTATGGTAGATCCAACTTGATGCGTGACATCAATGAAGCGGTCAAGAGTGGTAAATCTGAGCCAATAGACTACATCAAACTTGCCAAGATTCTTGCAAGCGTAATCATTGAGGCTATTACAGGTATCAAAGTTGAAGTCGATG